CAAGGCAGGCAGACGAATATTCTCCCTCCTGACGCATCTGCCAGCTATCGGCAATGTATTCAACACTATACTAATCACTGGAAAGGCAAGTCTGGTCGGAAGGTCTCTGGTATCGCAGAAGCTGCCCTCATGCAAAAGATAAAGTTAGACGCGGCAAAGACAGAGGCGGAGTGGCTGAACAATAAGCAGAAGAAAATGGAATTGCTTGATGTGAACATTCTAGCCGAGACGTTCGAACCAGTATTCCTGCATATCCGTACACAGCTAGTCTCCATTGCACGGAAGAATCCAGATATTCAACCAGAGATTGATAAGTGTCTGGAGGAACTCTGCCATCTAGGGGAGCGTACTCTCTCTAAAGGGAGTGCTGACCTGAATGGATTCATCACTTCCAAGATGGAAATGGAAATAGATACAGGTGAGGAGGGAATTGAAGACACTCCAGTATTGAATAGTTTCTCTGACTATGTTCCGCCTGCTGGAGAATGGGATGGACTCTAAGGAGCTGGCCATGTTGGTACTACCGGAGTCAGATGAAAACATCACTGAGCGCATCTTCCTGGGAAATATGCTCTCATTGTTCCGCAAGCCTGAGCGACTCTCCACTCGGGAATATGCTGAGAAGTATCGTTGGCTCTCCAGTGAGGTAACTGCAAAGCCTGGACGTATGGATTGTATGGAAACTCCATTCATGCTGTACCCTATGCAGTGTATGGATGACATAGATGTAAAGGTAATCGTTGCGAGGAAGTCTGCACAAATTTCCTGGAGTGAAACTACAAATAGCTATCTTGCGAAGCGTATGCACCTTGACCCACAGAATATCATCATTGCGTTTCCTCGTATGGAATCTGCAAAGAAGTATTCTCGTGAGAAGATAAAGCCACTTATCAAAGGTAGTCCTGAACTGTTGGAAATGATAGGGAACCCAGAACGGTGCAGTTATCGGTTCTTTAAGTTCCATGGTGGTTGGTTATCCTTGGTGACTGCACGGAGTACGGAAGACCTAAAGTCTAGCTCCGTACCAATCATCATTGTGGAGGAACCTGATGGTTTACAAGGTGACGTAGGTAATCAAGGTGATGCGCTAGACCTGCTGATGCAACGACAGAAGACATTCCCAGAAAGGAAACTAATCTTTGGAGGTACGCCTACTGATGCTGGATTCTCCCGTGTGGACAACGCCTTCCAGCAGAGTAACCAAATGGTATTCATGGTTCCTTGTCGTTCATGTGGTGGACTGCAAGAGTTCGATTTCGCTCAACTGAAGTGTGACGAATATCAAAATAGATTCATCCATGAAGTGTATGGGAAGTGGAACCCTGAGACTGCATACTATGAGTGCAAGCATTGTTCTGCTATCTGGGACGACGGGGATAGAAAGCAAGCAGTAATTAATGCACTGAACTACAACGCGTTAGGCTGGCTTGCACTCCGTCCAAAGGANCAAGACATTTATGGNTTTGCATTCACTGAGCTGATGAGTAGCTTCTCAGCATCCACCCACTACGAGCTAATGAAGAAGAAGGTCAAAGCNGAGTTAGCCCTNACTCGCGGTGAGGAAGGNCTGATGAAGTCATTCGTGAACAATAGTATGGGGNNNGCNTATGAAGCTAAGAATACAGGGATTGATGAAGCAGCTCTCAAAGCTAAAAGACAGAACTACCAAGAAGGTCTTGCACCTGTGGGTGTACTTGCTATTACTGCTGGGGTGGATGTACAGCATAACAGGTTTGCTATAGTTATACGGGGTTGGGGAAGGAACAACTGTTCATGGTTAATCACTTGGATAGAGATATTTGGTGACGTACTGGAGCCAGATGACCCTGTATGGACTGAATTAACTACAATGATGACCAGTCCAATAGAGTATGCAATTCCTCGGGAGAATGGGGAGAAAGTCTATATTCCTATAGATGCAATTAGTATTGACTCGTCAGATGGACGTACTACGGAGTTGGTCTACCACTGGGTGCAGGCAATGAACGCTGCGGGGCATACTACATTTGCAATCAAAGGTGCCAGTGATACAAATTTCAACGCTGAGATCTACACTGAACCAGGGACTGAAGATGACCTAGACGGGAGACAACTGCGGAATAGTCTTGCCTCTCGCCTTGGTGTGAACTTGTTCTTAATGGGTACGCATCGTGCGCATGAGGAGATACTACGTCGGATGACTTTGGAAGGTGTACGGGATAGATACTATCATTGCAATACAGCCTACGGTGGGTATGAAGAACAGATGCTCTCCTGCTCAAAACGAGTAGTTTCCGGTAAGAATATTGTTGCATTTGAACTGAAACCTGGGAAGCGGAAGGAAGCTATGGACTGTGAGAAAATGGCANTACACGCAAGTTACCCTATGGGCTATCGTCTTTGGACAGAAACTCATTGGAAACAAATTGAAGATTCACTAATGAGAGCTTAGGAGGGACTATGGCCAGAACAGCTTTAGAGATACAAACAGATATAGATAACTTGCAGGCGGCATTGCAAGACCTGTATCTTGGTAAACGATTAACTACACTTATCATTGGTACTGGGGATAGCCAACGCCGCTACAGTTACCAAGAAATTACAAAAGAGAAGTTGCAAGAAGGGATAAATGACCTTAGGGCAGAATTGTTATCCGTGAGTGCAAGCGCAGAGCCAGTGTTCCGCAGCTACGCTTCAATGCCAATAATTATCAATAAGGTGGGTGTCTAATGTCGGAGTTTGACTACAGTTCACTTGGTACCTTCCGTTCAGCTTATGATGGTGCTAGTCAGTCCTACCGTATGGAGCAGAAGGGCTTGCAAAGCGGAGACCAAGATACACTATCCGCACGGGAACTGAAGAACCTCTGGCAGCGGAGTCACTTCCTATGCCGGAACAATGCTGTTGCTATTACTGCGAAACGGCGTCTGCTAGCTAACTGGATAGGGAATGGCATAACTGTTCGTTGGGTGTACGAGAATGGCACTCCAGCCACTAAGGTGCAGAAAGAGTGGAACCTATGGATGCAGGAATGTATCTATGACGGTTATGGCAATTTGAATAACTTGCAAAGCAGTGGTTGGGCAGGTGGGGTGTTCCAAAGTGGTGAGTCATTTACTCGGATGGTAATTGCCAAGAGGAAGTCTAGCAGGATACCACTCGCACTGCATCAGATAGAAGCTGAACACCTAGACCCACTGTTCACCAATAACGGTGATGGAGTTACACGGAATGGTATCACATTCGAGAATGCAAAGCCAAGCGTATATCACTTCTGGAAAAGACATCCTGGGCAGCATCTACTTCTTCCTGCTGATGGGCTTACACGCGTTGCAGTACCTGCGAAAGAAGTAGTGCATATCTTTGAACGTGAGCGTCCTGGGCAGTGGCGTGGTGTACCTATGCTTACTCCCGTAATGTTGAATATCTATGAAATGGATGAATTGGTAGATGCTACCCTGCAACGTCAGAAGGCTGCACAAGCTGTATCATGGATAATTGAGAACACGAACCCAGTTGCAGCATTTGCCCCTGGTGCAGTACGGAACTCTGAGAATGACATTGACCCTGCTACAGGACAGAAGCGTAAAGTAATTCAAGGCATTGCCGGAGGTGCGCACTACTTGAACAAAGGTGAGTCGGTGAAGTTCTCATCCATTCAGGATATTGGTAGTAACCTTGGTGTACTCTTGAATGACGAGTGGGGTAAGATTGCCGCAGCACTTGGCTTGGCCGCACATCAGATAACAGGTGACTTGTCCGAGGTCAACTTCAGTTCCATCCGTGCTGGACTCATCGAGTTGCGTATCCGTGTGGAGATGGTACAACAGCATTTGTTTATCAATCTGGGTATGACACCTGTTTGTGACTATTGGGCAGAGTTGTTCATGCTATACTTCCCAAGAGTTGCAATGACAGGTGTTCATCCAGTATTCGAGTTGCCTCGTAAGTATGGAGTGGATGACCTAAAGGATGCACAGGCTGACCTGATGGAAGTGCAGGCAGGGTTCGCGACACTAGAAAGTAAACTACGGGAACGAAACACTACATTTGAGGAGATACTTGCTGACCGTAAACGTGCAGAAGCTTCTGGTATAGTGTTCACCTCCATACCTCAACCGGCTCCTGACCCAGCACCTACTAATGACTCTACGTCAGGTAGGGTGAGGCCGACTACTGCTAATGAGAATAATCCAACATCTGATAATGGAAACGCAGGGAAATCAACTAAGAAAGAGGCTACATCTAATGGTAACTAGACGAGGAGTAGATGATTTAAAACGTCATGAAGGGTATAAGACTAAAGTATATAAGTGCTCCGCAGGTAAGGATAGTATCGGACATGGGTACAACTTAGAGGCTAACTGCCAGAACCTATCTAGTGAAGTGCTTGCTAGCCTATACCAGTATGGTATTGATAGAGAGTTTGCTGAAGTCCTGCTTATAGGCACGCTGAAGGATGTGGAACACCAGCTTGAGGAAGCTTTAGACTTCTTCCCTGACCTGACTGAAGCTCGCCGTGACGTACTCTGCAATATGGGATACAACCTTGGAGTTCCTGGCTTACTCAAGTTCAAGGTTACACTAGGCTTGCTAGCTAAAGGTAAGTACGTAGAAGCATCTATTCAAATGCTGCAGAGCAAGTGGGCTAAGCAGGTTGGCAATCGTGCAAGGTATCTTGCAAATGTAATGAGAACAGGAGTGTATCAATGAAAGAGTATTTAAGAATACTGCAACGGGCAACGGGAACTCCGCTATACCTTGCAGAGAGTAAAGCTAGTGTGATTACGGAAAACGTACTCCTGCCATTGGCTATGGGTAAGGAAGTTTCCCGCACGGTGGTCACAGACGAGTCCAGACTGGAGTATCGGAACGAGGTTGGNGNNANACTNAAAGCANCNTCNGGTANNCCNAGNCTNTCNGACATNGCAGTTATCAANGTNTTCGATTCCCTNCAAGCTAANGGNGGGGATTGGGCATCAGGAGGTACGTCTTATGACAGTCTACGTAATCAGGTTGACTCTGCAATATCTGCTGGGTACAGCAATCTTATGTTCTATGTGGATTCTCCTGGAGGTGAAGCTGCTGGACTATTTCCATTAACTAGCTATATCCGCTCACTGTCCGACCGTGGAGTGTTTACCTTTGGATTCACTGATAACATGGCGGCGAGCGCTGCTTATGCAATCCTAGCCGCGACTGACTATGCCGTAGCTACGGTAAAGCAGTATCGTTGGAAGTATAGCGTCCTTGGTCGTGCATCTTGAAACAAGTCTTAGCTGATACTGCGGCAGGTAAGACTTACACCATTTTCCGCAGTAAACCAAAGAAGGCTCTTGCTGATAGTCATACTCCATTGTCTGAGGAAAGCAGGGCTAAATTGATGAATATGGTTGACAGCTTTGATACCATGTTCAATAATGATGTTCAAGCCAGCAGGTCAAACTTAACACTCCAAAAGCTAGTTGACTTAGGCGGGGATACTGTCATGGCTCAAGAAGGTGTATCACTCGGATTGATTGATTCTATCGTACTTGACCTCCAAGATGGTATAACTTCCGCACTAAAGTTCAAGAATAGCGCTTGGAAATCAGGAAGTAAAACTTCTGCAAGCTCATCAACTAAACTCTCAACCCTAAAGGGGACTACAATGAATGAAGAAGAATTGAAACTGGCTCTGTCAGAAGCTCAAGCGGATAATCTGAAGGTGAAAGCCGAAGCTATCACTGCTGTGTCTATGGAGCGTGACCGTGCAAGCAGGATTGTTGCATCTGCTAAAACTCTGAATATGTCTTTCGACACTGCAAGCAAACATATCACTAAAGGTTATGATGCAGAAACCAGTCTGGAAATCATGACTGAAATTGCAGAGAACAAAGCATCTGCATCTAGTATTGATACCACTGGTGGTAACTCCGCTACCGACCCTGACTTAGATACTAAGTTGACAGGTGTAGCTGGTGTAGCAGTAGTTGGTTCTGGTCTGGATGCACTCCGTAATGCCGCAAAAGCTGCTGGTATCCCTCTGAAAGTTGCATAACTGCAACCTAAGTTTATTTAATCTAATTGGAGGTAGCTATGGCTGCTGAATCAACAAGTTATACCCCTACGGAACTNTTTGCTGGAGAAGCAAGTAAACGCAGACGTGCCGTTACTGTTAAGTCTGGGCAAGACCTCGCAGCAAATACTGTAGTAATGTTTGATGCTGATGGCAAGATTGTTGCACATGACGGCGTAATCACTGCATCACTTGCTCAGAGCGGAACAACCCCTTTTGCTGCAACTCTGACTAATGGCAATCCTGTTGCTGGTGTTCTGATTGCAGCTGTGGATGCTGATGGTGCAGATGCTGCTGGCATGATTTACTGTGATGGTGATTTCATTGGCAGTTTACTGGTCTGGCCTGCTACCATAGACGGTGCAGCAGTGACTAATCTACTTAAACAAAAAATGTTCGTAGGCACTGAGTTGTTTGCGACCTTCTATACTGCTGGGGAGACTGCATAATGGCTTTCACTATCTATGACCATAAGGAAATCTCCGGTGTACTCTCCGAAGTAGTTCCTTTCCAACATCAGTTGCTGAGTCACTTTGGCAATGTGATTAACTTTGATACTCCGACTATTGACTTTGATGCAATTGCAGATGACCTGCGTGTTGC